CAAATCTAAATTCATTTCTATAGTAGGAAACATATTATCTGTCAGAATTCCTTTAACCGCACTCATAGCTTTATCATTATAACCAAGATTTTTCAACACATTAGAAACAACAGTCGAAGCTGCTGCTCCTATTTGTGGAGGCATCATTTGATCAAAATTGCTATAATCACCTTCCATGAGTAGAGGAGAAAAACTTGTTAAACCTTTTATGAATTTGTCTGCTCCTTTGTGCATATCTATTCCTACAGATGAACAAAAAATGTCGGGGAATTGCACCATTAAAGAGTAAAAGGGACACAAAAACATGCGAGCTAATATTACTGCTTCAACGGGAGATACGTAGAATAAGCGAGTTTTACCTAATAGATTTTTCTCTTCTGAACGTGGTTCGTCCTTTAATTTGACGCTATATATCACGCCTTGAGTTTCGTCATTTAAGTAACTATCTAATATAGAATTTAATCGCTCTTTCAAATCGGATGTTGGTTCTCTAATCAATTCTTCTGCATCATAACTCATAATGGGTAATAATAGACTTTTTGAACAATTCCAACTGTAACCAGCTGAAGTTTTAGCGTTCATACGTCGAATAAATACATCATGATTAACCCCGTTCACTGCTACTTGCATAGTAAGAGGATCTATAGATGTACAACCATTTTCTGTTAAACCATCCATAATTTTCTTAGTGTAAACATCTATAACTTTCGCTAAAACTTTTGTATTCAAAGTTGCCCTTCCTACAGCAATTTTACGTAATCCTATATTATATGGAGAAAAATACTCGCCATCTCTATGAAAGGGTTGTAGAGGTGGTGGACCAAAATTCTTAACGCTCTTTTTACCAAGCGCATCCTCTAATATTCGAGTTGACTGAGGACTAAGCTCATACCTTCTAACTTTCGATATAGATTTTATAAGAACGGGTCCTGGTAATTTACCATAATAAGTCACACCCCCAAATAATTCAAATCGCATAGGAGATTTGTGTGATGGAGGACCACACAATTCGCTAAGATCTCTTCCTTCTGACGCGATAGGCATCAGTGGATGAATACTATCCATTTGTGTAATGGCATTTTCAACCAAGTTCCTGGTAACTACAACCGAATATGCTCCCATCGAAGATTCAGAACCTCCGGAATGTATACCAGCTATCACGCTACCTTGTCCTTGCTGAATTATTAATGGAATACCACAAAAACCTGGTCTATGGCCGGGCCAATCATATTTCCAACTGGATTGTACGATTATAGCACCTAACGCCTTGTCATTGAAAACTAACGGATTATCAACTTTATATGCGCGTGTTGGATGATCTTTAATATAAGCAGGTGTACTCTCGGGCCAAACATTGGATACAGCAAAATGATGTAATATATTTTTAAATTGTAGACTATTTAGCCTAACTAATAATAAATCTTCTGTTAATGGTACCGAATGCTCGGGACGTATTGCTGTATCTGCCCAAACTGTATCCCCCGTTATTTCTCCACTCTGAGAGACACGGATGATGACTGTTTTATCAAAGACGCCTAAAGCATGTCTATTAATTAGGGCATAATCTCCTTTTATTCCTAATATATAAGTCTCGATAGCTTTGTCTCCTTTAACCACCGTTCGTCTAATATTTTTGGAAATAACCCGAGCTAATCCAGCGGGATCTCCTCTATATCCAGTAGCTATAGGAGTGCTTCGAATATTCCAAGAAGCAGTATCTTTTACAGCAATCCTCTCATATGAATTACCGCAATGGAAACTATCCTCTTTTGTGTTCAAAACTTTATTATAAGCTGAAGGAGAC